CGACATCAGCGCGGCGATGTCCTCCGGCGTCCGGCCGGAGCGCGTGGCATAGCCCTGCACGAGGCTGCCCTTCACCTTGTCGAGCGCGTCGGCCATCGCGCCCTCGAGGCGCGCGCGCACGGCCTCGGGGCCGCCGGAGGAGCGGCGGCGGAAAAGATCGATGAATGCCATGTCGGTCAGAGCCCCTTGGCCGTCGTCATACGCACCTGCCGCACGATCCGTCGTCCTTCAGCAGCGGCGATCTCGCGGTCGAGGGCTTCGATGGCGCGGTCGATTTCCGCCACCGAACGATAGTCGACTGTCTTTCCATCGTAGCTGACGCGGGCCACGCCCGAGGCACGCTGCGCCGAGAGCGCCTCGCGGCGGACGCGCAGGTCGGTGGCTGTGGGCATGGGACCTCCTGCTGCGTCATTGACATATGCGCCAATGGCGCACATATGGTGGCATGGCCCTCGTCACCGTCGCCGAGACACCAGAATTCCAGCGCCGTGCCCGCGCCATCATGAGCGATGACGAGCGCATGGCTCTGATCGATTACCTCGCCCGCAATCCTCTTGCGGGGGTTTCTCTTGGTGGCGGTGTCCGGAAGTTCCGCTTCGCCAGAGACGGACAAGGCAAGAGCGGTGGCTACAGGGTCATCCATTTCTACTGCGAGGACGAGACCGTCCCGATCATCCTGATCACGGTCTTTGCGAAGAACGAGAAGTCGAACCTCTCCGCAGCGGAGAGCGAACAGGTCAGAACCCTCGGCAGGCTGCTTGCCGACAGCTACAGGAACCGACGATGAGCGACGCATTCAAGAGCATCGAACAGGGCCTCAGGGAAGCCATCGCCCACGCCCGTGGGGAAGGCACGGTTGCCATCCATGAGATCGAGATCCCGGAGGCCGACGTTCAGGCCATTCGCGCGCGCACCGGTCTGTCGCAGGCGGAATTCGCACGCAGCATCGGTGTCAGGAAGGCGACCCTCCTTAACTGGGAGCAGCGCCGCCGGAGTCCCGAGGGGCCGGCGCGGGTGCTGCTGGCCCTGATCGACAAGGATCCGAAGATTGTCCAACGCACGCTGGCACACTGATCACCCCATGTAGCTCGACCGCCGCGTCCGCCGCACCGCCGGGCGTCGCGGCCGCGGGCCCTGCAACGAGGCCGCTGACCCGTCATGTCCGTCTCCGGTCGCGGCAACCACCAACTGCCGTTCCAACTCCTGCCAGCGTGCCTCCGGCCAGCGGTCCGCGCCCACGATCCACGCGGCGGCGCGTGCATAGACCCGTGCGTCCAGCGCCTCGTTGCGCTCGCGCAGCTTCTGCCATTCGAGCTTCGTGAAGCCGCGGCGGGTCTTCACCGTCACGAGCTGCTCGGCGGTCAGCTGCTTGAGCCATTCGCCATCTGCCCATGTCGGCAGATGCACCGTTCCCGCCGGGAACGACGCTCCGGCGGTGATGTCCTCCGGCGTCGGTCGCTCCTGCCGCAGGAAGCGGTAGGTCTCGGCCTTGAAGGTCGAGGTCGCCACGGTCCAGAGCCGGGCGCCCCGGCGCAGCCGCTTGCCGCCGATCGTCGCATCGACATAGGTCGGACCCGTCACCGGGCTCGACCGGTTGAACCCCTCGAGGCCCTTGACCGGGGCCACCTGCGCAAAGCCCACCTGGCGCGCCCAGGCGTAGACCGCGCTGGTCTCGTAGCCCGTGTCGATAGCCAGCCGTGCCAGCGTCAGGTGCTGGCCGCTCGCGTGCGGCCATGTCCGGCCGAGGAGATCGGTGAGCCGCTGCCAGCAGGTGGCATCGCCCGGACCGCCCTCGATCACGACATGGTCGACGAGCCAGCTTTCCAGGCCCCGACCCCAGGCCCAGACATCGACCTCGATCCGGTCCTTCTGCACGTCGGCCCCGGCGGTCAGGAAGAGCCCGCCCGCAGGCACGATGCCCGGTTTCCACGCCTCGCGCCGGTCGTAGAGCCTTTGCCAGTCGGGGGCTTCGCCCGTCTCGACCCATGTCTCGCCGAGGATTGTGTTTCGGAACGCCTTGATCGCCTCGTCCGACCCCTGGGCGGCTTCCCAGCCACGGGCGATGCGGGGCCAGCTGAGCCAGCCCACCGGCGAATAGAGTGCCGAGAGGTGATACCCGACCGTGGTCGGATCGGCGGCCGTGGCCGTCGCCCGCCATTCGCCGCCCTCCAGCATCGCCGTCTTGTGATGCTCCGCGATTGCCGCGTCGCAGCCCTCGCAGTGATATTCCGCCGTCTCCGGACGGCCCTTCTGCCAGCGCAGCCGGTCGAACTTCAGCCACTGCATCGCCCCGCAATGCGGGCATGGCACGAAAAACCGGCGCTGGTCGCTCGCCTCGTACTCCCGCTCGATGCGCGACAGCCCCCGGATCGTCGGCGTCGAGACCAGCAGCACCTTGCGCCGGTGGGCGAAAGTCAGCGACCGCGCCTCGGCCAGCGTGACCGGATCGCCTTCCTCGTCGGCCGAAGCCGGATAGGCGTCGACCTCGTCGAGGAAGATGTACCGTGCCGGGGTCGAGCGCAGCCCGACCGCGGAATTGGCGCCCGTCATGATCAGGATGCCGCCTGCGAATCGCCGCCTGTTTTGGTTCGAGACTTCCGAGCTCGGGCATCTCGATGAGCAAAGCAAAGGCGGTCACGGCGCCGATGCCGGGGATGCTGGTCAGGATGTCGAGGCGTCCGGCCAGTTCGGGATCGACGACAACACTCTCGGCGATCGTCGCGTCGATGTCGGCAAGTTGCTTTGCGATCAAGGCAAGGCGCGCCTGCGCCTGACGCTTCAGGATCGGCTGCGATGCGGTTTCGGCTCGGTTGCCCGCGGCCGTCCTGTCCTTGATCAGCGCGTGGCGTGCCACGTGCAACTCTCTGAGTTCGTGCAACGTTTCGCTTCGACTGGCGCAGGGTTCCAAGTCGAGTACCGCCCCCATCCGAGCCAGAAGCATCGCATCGACCTTGTCAGTCTTGGCCTGCGTTCCGGTCGCTTCCGCGAAACGCCGCGCCTGGCGCGGGTTGACCTTAACCAGGGCGACTCCGCCGGCGGAGAGCGCCTTCTCAAGCTGCCTGTGATAGGGGCCAGTCGGTTCGAAGATGATCCGCACGCCAGCCGCAGGTCCTATCCAACGAAGCAATTTCTTGTGCCCCGCCGCATTGTTGCCAAACTGCGCGTCCAGCCGGTCCGATAGCCGAAACGCTTCCAACCAGTCTTTCGAAATGTCGACGCCGATGATATCCTGCATCCGTCGTTTCCTTACCTCTGCTTGTCATACGGGCCCGAAGCCCAGGTATCCGTTCAGGTCAAAAGGAAAGACGGGGGCGATCACACTACCGCACGGCCCGCAACGGCCGACCCATTCTCGATCCGTCCCCCGCCGCTGCCCGGCATATTTGGGGTGCCGGGCAGCGGCTCCCTTATCGCAAGGAAGCCGACGAAAGTCATAAGACAAGCCCATGCCGACCAGTCCTCCGGCGACTTCGGGAAAGCCGAGGCGGAGATGATGGGCGACATTCTCGAGGAACACGAAGGGTGGCGCGACCTCGCCGATGATGCGTGCGACATGCGGCCAGAGGTGGCGCGGGTCGTCCGCGCCCCGGCGTTTGCCCGCGACAGAGAACGGCTGGCACGGATAGCCCGCAGTGATGATGTCCACCGCGCCGCGCCACGGGCGGCCGTCGAAGGTGGCAACGTCGTCCCAGACAACAGCCTTATCCAGGGACGCGTCCTCCATCCGCGCCACGAGAGTGGCTGCGGCGTAGGTTTCCCGTTCGACATGGCCCACAGCACGATATCCGGGGATGGCGATGGCGAGCCCGAGGTCGAGCCCGCCCGCGCCGGAGCAGAGGGAGAGACCGAAGAGGCATGCGTCTCCGGCTCCGGAAGCGCGTCCGGAGGAAGGTAAAGCCAGGTCATGCATGTCACGCGGCGGTCTTGCGCTTTCGCGCGGGTTCGGGGGCGGCGTCCGTGTCCGACGTCTCGGCCGGTGGTTCGACGTCGTCGCCCAGCCGCTCGGTCGTCACCTCCGCGAAGGTCCGACCGTCGCCATCGAGGATCGCCTCGCGGCCGGTCTCGGCCTGCCAGCGTTCCACGGCGACATCGACATAGGCTGGGCTGATTTCCATGGCGAACACACGCCGA